TTGTTTACGTATGCGCTACGTATATAGATTGTTGAATCCTGAGAGTGAGGTTTCAACGTTTAAATCTAGAGTTAGCCTCATGACATATGGTGATGATAATATTATGTCTGTTGCTAAAGGGTGCGATTGGTTCAATCACACGAACATATCTAATAAATTCAAGGAATTAGATATAGGTTATACTATGGCTGAAAAGGAAGCAGAGAGTGTTCCTTTCATCCATATTGATGATGCCTCCTTTCTTAAACGGACTTGGAGACATGATGCAGATTTAGGGTGCATGCTGGCTCCCCTAGATCATGATTCCATTGAGAAAATGCTTATGGTTTGGAACCGCAGTAAGGCGGTAACAGAAGAAGCTCAAGGAATCGATGTAATATCAACAGCACTGCGAGAATATTTCTTTTATGGTAAAGAAATATATCTAAACAAGATGGATATGTTTAAAAAACTAGTTCATGATCTTGACTGGGAGGATTGGGTCACAGAGTCGACCTTTCCCAGTTATGAGGAACTGAAAACAGGATTCATCAAGAGTTCACGTCATTGTAAAATTTATAAGGATTATTTTACAATTGAAGACGGAGTGTGTTAATCCACAGATTATTTGTTCATTTTATGTCTGTCTAAAGTACAATTGTATCGTCCTCAATTGTATGTTATAAAGTAAATGTCGAAATCACAAGCGTAGCGCTTGTGTCTGTACGGAATCAATAATTATATCGTTTTCACAAAATCGTAGTGGAAGATTATTGAGTGGGGCCTATGACTGTAAGCCCACATTGTGTGGTAAAGGTACAGGACAGTTGGTCTATATTTTTATGTTTAATGTCAAAATACAAAGTAAAAAAGAGAATTTATCAAATTCTAATTCTATGTCGAGATTTTGTGGAGTCTCATGTCAAAACTCTACAGGCCTTGTCAGCCTTAATGACAATATTTATCAATGTGTGCCAAGCGAGTGTCTAGTGCAATCGGACGTTGAAATTGTTGAAAAGCAAGTGACTACGGAATTTGTCGATGAGAAGGTTTCGAATACCGATTTAGAAGCTACTTCTAAAATGTGGTATCAACCTACTAATACGGCAGATTCAGATTTGAAAGATTTCCTTAGTAGACCTGTTAATATATTGAATTCTACTTGGGCTGTTGGTGGAGGTGTTGCAACAACCTTTGATCCTTGGTCTTTATTTTTAAAATCAACTAATATACAGTATAAATTACATAATTATGCTTTTATTCGTTGTGATCTTAAAATTAAAATTATGGTTAATGCTTCGCCTTTTTATTATGGCGCATTTCTTGCTTCATACACACCTTTGGAGACTGTGTTGGATTCAGCAGATCATGGTTCTGTGGGTGCAGTTACAATACCTTTTTCTCAAAGACCTCATACTTGGGTTTTTCCGCAAACAAACCAGGGTGCCGAAATGTCATTGCCATATTTGAACATTACTGAATGGTTACCTATACATGGTACGAAAGGAACATCGGATGTAGCGAAGATGGGTAGAGTGACCTTTACCACCGTGGTTGCTCTTAATAATGTCGGTATTTCCTCATCTGATGTAAGTGTCAATGTGTATGCATGGGCTGAGAATGTTGAATTGTGTGGTCTCACTGTAGACTTGGCGGTTCAAACAGATAAAGATGAATATACAGGCCCTGTATCTAAGATAGCTTCTGCTGCTGCACGTGCGACTGGCCTATTAAAATCTGTACCTGTTATCGGTAATTATATGACAGCCACTTCTATGGCTTCGCAAGTTGTAGCAGACGTGGCAGCGAGTTTTGGGTATACGAAAGTCCCAGTATTGGAAAGGATATTGCCAATGAAAGATCTACCATTCCATGGTCTTGCTACATCAGATCAACCAGATGTCACTGAGAAGTTAACTCTGGATAGTAAGAACGAATTAACTATCGATAATACAGCTATTGGTGATCCAACAAAAGATTCATTATTAATATCTAAATTCTGTATGCATAATAGTTACTTAACTGCTTTTACTTGGGAAGCTGCTGATTCTTCTAATGCATTGTTGTGGAATGCGTATGTATCACCTACTATGTTCGTATCAACTGCTGGGACATCGCAAAATTTTATAAATGGAGTTCCTATGTTTATCCCGTCACGTATGTTCGATTATTGGCGTGGTGACATAATATTTGATTTTAAAATCATATGTTCACAGTATCATAAAGGCAGATTAAGATTCTCATGGGATCCTGTAGGAGATGTGGCTTTTGTACCTTCGAATACACAAACCGTCTTTAATCATATCCAAGATATAAATGAGAGTACTACAGTAAGTTTGAGAGTGCCTTACATGCAAAGAACTTCATATTTGAAAGTTCCAGAAAGTTTGAGTGCTACTTATTTTGATACTCTGGCTCTACCTATTGATACTAGTGATAGTGTTAATGGTATTTTAACAGTCAGGGTCATGAATGAGCAAACCTCACCTGTATCTTCTGCTGATATACGAGTTTTAGTATTTGTGAGAGCTGCTGAAAATATTGAGTTCGCGGCTCCTAAACAAATCGCTGACGATTTGAACTTCTATACCGTGCAAAGTGATTTTGATGATGCGCAAGAGGTGGTTATGGGTGCTCCTTCGAGTGTTGATCCTAATGTAAACTTTGTTTATATGGGAGAATCCATTATTTCTTTTAGAGAAATGATGCAACGATGTAATCATTCAATCACATGGCGAGCTACGATTTTTAATAGTGCCTCTGCTATGGATATAGCATATATGAATCGAAGACCATTGTACAGAGGTTTCGATTTGAATGGAGTACATTCAGCTATTAGACCAGTGGCGACCACTTCTGGTCCATTCAATTTTGTTACAACATCTCCTTATCACTTAATATCTTCGTGCTTCTTGGGTGAGAGAGGTTCAATCACGTGGAAAATTAATAATGATACGAGCCAGATGCATACTATTAATGTTTCTAGGAGTAAGAAAATATTGGTTGCTAACAATTATAATCCTAATATTAACGGGTTTAGTATTGGATTAACAACTGACGCTGTTGCAAAAAATAGCAGTCAGTATAGTTTAACTAATGCTGGTTCTAACTTAACGAATCAAAAAACTAACGCTGGTTGTAGTGTAAATGTTCCTATGTATAGTATTTATACTATGTTGGATACAGCCCCAATTTCACGTACTTTGGGATTGACCAATGTAGCTACGACAACTGATACGGTAGCGGTTAGTTGGGTTGCACATGAAGAAGGAGCTTCTGTAGAAACACAAATGCAGTTTGCCTCTAACATGTATTTCCAAACTGGACCAGATCATTCATTGGTCTTTTTCCTAAATGTACCTGTATTGTATGAGTATGCATCACCCGTTGCTGCTTAACTAGAGATAGTATAAATCTAAATAAAACACGATGGTCGATGTCGTGTCTCATTTCTCTAAATGAGTTTGAGCCTTGAGCTAGTCTGAAAGACGCTATAAGTTACGTACTTATTGCTTCCCGGTTACTTTTTGTAGTATTCCCCAGACCTGCTCTTGCAGGCTCTGGCGAGTATGAAATTTTTTATAACTCGGAAGTTGACGATTTTCAGATTAGTTCGCGGTTAGTCGATAC